GCAGCGCAAAGTTTGCGTTAAAAATTTGGTCCTGATGTTTTGATAGTTCACCCAGAGTAGTAATCTTACTTGTGTCTGTATTCATGTAGTCTTTGAATAAATCGTCAAACACTTCGAGATTTACTTCCATCGTTCAGTCCTCCTTCTTTGTTTTGATCCGGCGGCTCGTCCATCTGTCGTTTTTTCAAAACGATGGGGCATTAGGTGCAATGCCTGTTTTCTTACAGCCGCCTTCGCGCCTTTTTCTGTTGCAAAAGTTTTCATGCTTGCTCCTTTCTATTTTGTATTAGATGATAGCACGCCGCTTCTTTGTGAAATCTTTTTGGCACACGTTCACCATCCTCAAAAAATTCTTCCAGTTTGCCATTTTTAAACTGAGCATAATAATCATGTTGAACGTCTGGTTCTACCAAACCAGAATCCACTTCCTGTTTGGTAACATCTGAATCCCAATAGCAAACGTCTTTTTTTAGTTCTATTTCAACATCGTATTTTTCTAATTCTAGGCTAGCAATAGTCGATGATGGGAATACTTTAAAATGGCTAACGTCTGCAATCTCAGAATCAGTATAAACAGTTCTAATGGCCCACTCGTAATATGTTCTTTTTGTCATTATCCTTGCTCCTTTCTAGGACGGACTATTCGCAGCTGCCGGTCTACCTTGAAACCATTCCGCTTGTACCACTGGCGCAGCTGGTTCGTTGTTAGACCCTGATCGCCCTTAAATTATTTCAAATACGTTGCTTTTATTTTTATAAGCGATTGCGGTGCATCCAGCGTTCGGCATCCCAAAATCATCAAGCGGCTCAAAGCCCGTATAGTCGCCGACGATTAATCCCTCGTAGTATAGGGTCTGATCATCGTCGAACATTTTGAACTCCTGACCCTTTCCAGCCTTCAGTGATTTTTTTAATTCGGTATTAATCTCTGCTGGGCCTATAGTGCCTACGTCATCGCTGCTGATTTTATCTTTTGTGATTATCCATGCGTAGGTCATCGTTCAGTCTTCCCAAAAAATTTTTCATGTCTGGCTTGCTCTTTTAGTTCTTCTTTGTGATCCAAGTTGCGCTGGTTGACGTATGCGTCTAACCCAACCCAAGCAACACCCGTTAAAAATTCCTTAAAGGTTTCACCCTCTCTTTTGTATTCTTTCCAATGATTCCTCATAATTTTTTCGTTCTCCCCATCGAACTCATAAGTGAAAGATATTTTCATTGTTCTGGCTCCTTTTAATAAGTAAAACCAACAAATACGTCGGTGCCTTTTTTGATGGAAATACAACGGCTAATGTCGTCATAATCATCAAGAATATATTTCCGTTCAAATTTGCAATAACCACCAGCGCGAAACACCTTTTTAGCGTCAGGCTTGCGACGGACAAAATCACCCTTTTTTACGTTTTCAATTTTAATTTTTTCCATTGTGTAGTCCTCTCTCGGTTGTTTATATAACCTTATATAGTAACTATTGGTTACTATTGCAAGCACTAAATTGGAAACTTTTTAATTAATTATCCACTAAATCGCACAATCCACATAAATAACAATGTACTCGATCTAAATTTTGTGAGCCTAATTTCGTTAAGCTGTCGATCACGATTGCTTGTATTTTGACACTCCTCTCTCTGAAAACTATTGCCGGGCTTATGCCCGGCATTTTTTATGCAAAGTATATTATGGCTGGAAAACTCAACAAGACAAAAATGCTAAAGGTTTGCGACGAGCTGGCAAAGGGTAAGAGCCTCCGCAGCATCTGCGAGAGTGATCCTAGCCAACCTCATTGGGTAACCGTTCTGCAAGCTGTGCAGCGCGATGAGGATCTCTATGAAATGTACAGCCGTGCTCGTGCTATTGGCGCAGAGGTGCTGGCTGATGAGATGCACGACTTGGCAAGGCAACCATTGGATGCAGTTGATCCCAAGTTTGCTAACGCTGAGGTACAGCGACGCAGGGTAGAGATTGACACGTTGAAGTGGACCTTTGCACGAATGCAACCAAGAGGTGTCAGGCATAAGAAGGAAGATGTCGATAACGCTGGTGAGATTACGCTGTCATGGGGTGGCGGTGATGAGCAGGTAAGCAGTGAGGCACAAGCCAAGGCTGCGAAGGTATTAAAGCTGGTTAAACGGACTGATGGCTAGCGTTGCTGACCTTATGCCAGCGGAGTACCCGGCATGGCTTCAAAGGGCAATGGACCCATCAACGCCAATGACAGAGGGTAATGAGACTGTAAGAACAGCATCAAGTTACAGTGAAGAGCTGGGCGGCGAGGTGTTGTTTCCAATGATTAGAATGAATGAACAAGGGCAGCTTAAACGGTTTAACGATTGGCAAGAGGCTTATCGTGCTGCAATGGATGCAAAGGATTACATACTAATTCCCGGTCCTGCTGATGAATCAACGGGGAAAAAAGCAACAGCGTTATCAAAGTACATTAGTGATGTATTGATTGCAGGATCAAGAGCTGATGACAGTGGTACGTTAATGATGAAAGGACGTTAATAGAATGCCGATGGTGAAGGGCAAGAAGTATCCATACACGAAGGCTGGTAAAGCTGCTGCCAAGAAGGCAATGAAGAAGAAGACGAAGAAGCGTAGGTAGATGGGTGATGGACTATATATATGTAGGGCTGTGTCAGCTTATCACTTCGCGCATGAGAAGATGCAAGTGACAATCATTCTCAACTAGTATACCCCAAAAGTTTTTTCTTTTATTTTTGTTTCCCGATTGTTTCCCATTGTGCTGTGAAGCGCAGTATACTGGGCTGAATACAATAATATTTAATGATCGTTGCTGCTGTACGAAATGTTTTTTTCCAGAGCGACCCCCCCATACCCCCCAGAAATCGACCGCCGTTTCTAATACGTATTAATACATCGAAGCAATGGAGCCTCACACACTTAGACCGCCCATGATATATTATGCCTACACAATGCCTACGAATGACAAGAGGCACAGCCTCATCGTCATCCTTGAAGGCTTTCACAGCCCCACAGAGGCCCGGCAATGGCTATCCGAGGTCATGGCTGATTATGAGTATGACGGTGATGAAGTGCCGCCTAGAGGCTCACTGCATTGACCGAGATAACAATACCCTACACGCCACGACCTCTTCAGGCCCATTTGCATGAGCAGCTTGATAAGCACCGTTGGGCTGTGGTGGTCTGCCATCGTCGGTTCGGCAAGACGGTAGCAGCGATCAATCACCTGCTGCGTCACGCCATCCTATGTGACAAGCCTAATGCACGGGTGGCTTATATCGCGCCGACATACAGACAGGCCAAATCGGTCGCATGGGATTATCTAAAACAATTCGCTGGCAAAATACCAAGTGTGCGGTTTCACGAGACTGAATTGCGATGTGACCTGCCAAACGGGTCACGCATACAGTTGCTGGGGGCTGAAACGCCAGACAGTTTACGGGGAATATACCTCGACTTTGCCTGTATGGATGAAGTCGCGGATATGCCTGAAACATTGTTTCCTGAGA